CGGGCGTCGAGGCGCTCGGGGGTCAACAGGGCGGATGCGTACGCCAGCGCGCCCCGGGGCGCGGCCTGTGCGCAGGCGTCGAGCCGCCCGGGGGTCAACAGGGCGGATGCGTACCGCAGCGCGACCCAGGGCTCGGCCTGTGCGCAGGCGTCGAGCCGCTCGGGGGTCAACAGGGCGGATGCGTACTGCAGCGCGACCCCGGGCTCGGCCTGTGCGCAGGCGTCGAGCCGCTCGGGGGTCAACAGGGCGGATGCGTACGCCAGCGCGACCCCGGGCTCGGCCTGTGCGCAGGCGTCGAGCCGCTCGGGGGTCAACAGGGCGGATGCGTACGCCAGCGCGGCCCGGGGCTCGGCCTGTGCGCAGGCGTCGAGCCGCTCGGGGGTCAACAGGGCGGATGCGTACTGCAGCGCGACCCAGGGCTTGGCCTGTGCGCAGGCGTCGAGGCGCTCGGGGGTCATGGATTTCCAGTTCATTTTCGATTCTTTCGGGTGTTGTGTGGAGAGCTAAAGCCATGCGTCGATGTGACGCACGGCGGGGTTGATTATGCGATGCCGATCTTGACTTCGGCAAAGTGCGGCAGGTCAAGATTGCGGAACGCGACCGGAGAAACGAACCCTGCCGCCGACTCGCGAACTCGGGCAATCTCCTCGGTGATGCGCTGCACCTTGTCCCACCCGGCAACGAGCACGGGGCGCGGAACGGCGATGCAAGCGACGCGTGGGAACATCGTCCCAGACTCGGCCAGGAGGAACGAGACGCGGGAATTGTCTTCGCCGGTTGCCGCCTGCATAAGGCCGAAAAAAAGGCCTGCCTGGATGAAGTAGCGCGAGTCCACAAAGGTGCGGTCGAATTTGCTGAACGCGTCACCGTTGACGTACTTGAGATCAGGCATGTTGACCCCGATCATGCAGTCGGGGCGCGTCTGGATCCGCACGCCGTTGACATCGCCGCGCAGAGTGGTCTGGTACTCGACCTCTCCGCCGAACACAGTGCGCATGATGCCCAGGGCCTCGCGAACCAGCGGCAGCGCCCGCTTGATTTCGGCGTCCTGCTTCTCGGTGATGATCTCCGCGTCCGCATTCTCGGCTAGCCAATCCTCACAGACTTTTGCTTTTCCGTTCCAGGGCTTTGCCTTCCCACTTTCTGCGATGTAGGTCGCGGGCTTCACGACGATGCGCTTCCCGGACTGGTCCCCGGTCAACATGGCATCCAGGGCCGATCCGCCCGCTGTGTAGCGACTTCCGCCCCCGGAGTAGGCATGCTCCTGGTACTCGGCGCTCCACGCCTCCAGAGAGGCTGCACGCCAGGCGCACAGGGCCGAAGACCCGAGGTACCCGCCTTGGATGTACTGCTCCCACGGAAGGCCGCAGATGATCTCGGCGCTCACTTCGATGTCTCGCGATTCTTGGCGGCTTCCTTGGCCGCTTCGTTCAGATCGTCGGTCGCCTGGGCGTCGGCCTGCATGACCTCCAGAGACGGGTCGAAGTCTCCGGACTCGGCTTGCGCTTGAAGCTCCAGCGCCTTGGAAAGCATTTCTGTGGACACCGGGAGCATTTTGAACAGACGGCGGATCACGGTCTTCTTGGCCATCTCCGCAAAATCTGTAACCCATGGCCCAGAAGTCCCGGCCCGGCTGCGCTTTCGGATGTCCTCGACCTCGGAACGTGTCATGTAGTCGTACTGGATGCCTCCGCCGACCAGGCGGGCGATGGCGTAGACGGCCACGATGTCGCCGCGCTCCTTGGCCATGCTGGGCTTGTGGGACAGCTTGCAGTCGAGGCCAAACTCCACATCGAAAGCATCCTCCGCATAGACGGCGTGAGCCTCCAGGGACACGATCTGGCCGGAGCGACGGGCCAACGAGATCAGACCACGGTACCCTGGGATGAACTGGCAGGTGGAGCCGTAGGGGACCAAGTATCCCTCGCCCAGCGACCCGCCAGGCTCCAGGCCAATTTCCGCAGCGGCCATGATGGACAGCATGACCGATTCCTGCGTGCATTGCAGGATCTTCGGGGACTTCGCCGCTGCCGTCATGGCGATCTTGACGAAGCGGTCGGCGCTCATGTGGGACGGCAGGCGCCCGGCGATGGCGTTGCGCTTTGCGGCAAGTGCGCCCTGGAACTCAACGAGAGCATTCGACATTTTCGATCCTTTTGGTGGTGGAGAGCAAAAGCGGGGGCCGGGTAGTTCGGTTCACTGAATACGCGATTTGTCGAGGTTTCCCGACCCCCGCAGGCCCGGACCTCCGGGCTTCATGTTGAGATACAAGGTAGCAGAAGGATTTAGAAAAATCAAGCGGAATTTAGAAAAGTGGCATACATTTACGCCATGAACCTTGCAACAAGAGCACAAACAGCGAAGGCCCTCGGGGTCGATGTCCAGACGTTCACGCGAAAAGTCCTTGCTGGAGCGGCGCCAAGGCCAGTAAGCGGGGACTTTCCAACCAAAGCGAGGCCAAAGGCGGAGAGGACGCCTATGTGGGATCTCGACGCCTGCCTGAAAGCCTGGGGCAGGATGTGACTTGCGTACGACGCACAGATTGCGTAGATTCAGCGGAGCGACGGACAACAGGCTGGAACCCTGCCGCCGTGATTACACGACACCAGCGGCCCCTTGGCCGTCTTCCTGCCCGAGTCGTGTCGGGGTTCCACGGGAAGACAGCCGAGGGGCTATTTGCATTGGAGTTCGAATGAATTTCGACATTGCAAGCGACTCGCTCCGCCTCCTGGAGTCGACGTTTTCGCGCAACGGTCACATCTTCGAAAAGGTCGAGGAAGGCCCCGCCTTCTTCATATACAAGGTCCGGAGAGAGGACGCGCCGCGCTGCTGGTTCGAGGTCTTCCAGCGCCGCGTTTACCCAGAGCGCACCATTGCCGGGAAACTCATTCCGGCCTCGGAAGCCTACCCTTCGGACGCGTCTTTTGGAGTTTGGGCATGGACCTATCCGCACATCGAAACGGCCCGCTGGAGGGCCGGACAGATCAAGCCGCACCGCTCGATGATCCAGGATTCGGCCCCATGAGGATCAGAACAATCAAGCCGGAGTTCTTCCGGCACGAAGAATTGTCGCTTCTTCCGCACAAAACGCGACTGCTGTTCATCGGTTTGTGGTGCCTGGCAGACGCCGAAGGTCGCCTAGAAGATCGTCCGAAACGCATCCGCATCGACGTTTTCCCATACGACTCGGATCCCGTCGACGACGATTTGGACGCCCTTGCGCAGGCCGGATTCATCACCCGCTACCAGGCGCAAAGCGTTGCTGTCATTGAGGTTACAGCGTTTTCCAAGCACCAGCGGCTATCCGGAAAGGAAGCGGGCTACGCTTCCCAGCTTCCACCAAACGACAACCAGGGAAGCAATGGGGAAGCACCTGGGAAGCACCCAGACGTTCCCGGATGCTTCACGGATGCCCAGGAAAGGAGTATAAGGAAAGGAGTAAAAGGAAAGGAAGAACAAGGAACGGACAAGCCGCGGAAAGCGGCGTTTTCTCCTGACGAGTTCGACCACCTCCTGTCCAACGCGATGCGGGAACATCCGACCTTCCGCAACGAGTGGCACCGATGGCTCACCGTTCGCGCATCGAAGCGCAAGCGCGTCTCCGAGCCTGGAGCCAAAGAACAGCTGCGCAAGATCCACGCGGCAGGTATCCCGGCAGCACTGGCGGCAATCTCCAAGAGCATCGCCAACGACTGGACTGGCCTATTCCTCGAAGACGCTCCTCCAGCGGCGCCGACCGCATCCCGCCCGCTTTCATTTGCCGAAGCGACTGCGCACCTTCCGCCGATCCATCGCGGGCCGCGCCCAGGGCTTGACGGTTCGTATGAGTGACCGCCAAGGGCTTCCGCGCTCCGAGTCCGCAGAGCAGTCCATTCTCGGGGTATTCCTACGGTTTGGCTACATGGTCAAGGCATCGCGCCTGGACAAGGCCGATTTCTATTCCGAGCGGCACCGGGCCATCTTCGAGGCGATGCAGGCGTGTACCACGGCAGGGGATGCCGTCACGATTGTTTCTGTCGAAGAGCGCCTTCGCCTGGAGAAGACGCTCGGGGTCGCAGGCGGGGCCGACTACCTGATGGACCTGGCCGACTCGGTGGTTTCGCACCACGGGTGGGAAGGATTCGAAAAGATCGTCCTGCAGAAGGCGACGCTTCGCGCAGGGATCGCGATTGCCAGGCGCCTCAACGAAGACGCGTTCTCCGATGACCGCGAGGTCGATGAGATCGTTGCCGACATGGCTGCAGCAGTCTCCGACCTGACGCGCCGATCATCCGCCGTCACGTCGACCACCTGGCAGACGGCATTTCACCTTGTCACGACACCGCGCAAGGAAGATCCGACAATCCCGACCGGGCTGGAGTTCCTGGATTCCATTCTGCAGATACGGGGCGGGCAACTGGGGATCATCGCAGGGCGTCCAGGAGACGGCAAGAGCGCCCTGGCCACCCAAATGCTGATCCAAATCGCCAAGGGCGCCGAGGCGCTTGTCTGCTCCCTGGAAATGAGCCCAGAGGAGGTTGCCCAGCGCATCATTGCCCAGGAGACGGGAATCCCCCTCTGGAGCATCGACGCGATGCGATTCGCGAACGCACAAGACCGGGCCAAGGTCGAAGCGTGCCGAGACGCGTTCAGATTGAACTTCTGCGCTACGCCGACCGTCTCCGAGCTTCGGGCCGTGGCCATGGTGCGGAAGGCTCAAGGGGCTCTGCGCATGATCGTGGTCGACTACCTCCAACTCCTCCGCACCAAGAAGCCGAGCACGTCGCGAACGCAGGACGTGACTGAGATTTCCAGGGATCTCAAGCTCCTGGCCATGGAGCTACAGGTTCCGGTCGTGGCTCTTTCGCAATTCTCACGCGAGGCGGCAAAGGGTCCGCCAGAGCTTCACCACCTCCGGGAGTCTGGATCGATCGAGCAGGACGCTGACTGGGTTTTGTTCTGCTACGCCGACAAGGACGCTCATGAAACGCGCATGATCTCGCTGGCCAAGAACCGAAAGGGCGCACGCGTCACGCCATTCGCGGTTGGGTTCCGCGGAGAAACCGTATCCTTTGGAGGGCAAACGCTTTGAACCAACACGACACCGGAGCCCTGCGCCTGGTCAAGCTGGAGCGCGTCACGGGCAAGCATCTCGGGCGGAAGGTCCGCGAAGTCATGCCCGCATCCACGCGCAACCGATGGGCCGACGCCCAGCAACTCGCAGACGACGAACTCAAGCGAACGGGGATCAAATGGACGGTGGTAGAGGCATGATGCGCTGCGAAACCTGCAAAGCGTGGGATAGGACTGATCCATCGAAGGAGCGGTTTGATACATGCCGAGCCACAGGCGCATACACAATGCGCGAGAGCCGCACCAGGAAGATGTGCCACCTTATGCCAACTCCAGTACCCAAGGAGCCGGACGACTGGTGCATGCAACACAAGATTATCGGCGAGGCAAGCCCATGAAGCCACCATACCGATGGCACAGGAAGCGCGGCATCATAGACGCCGATGGGTGCCAGGCGCTCCAGATCCTAAGCGGGACCGAGAGCCGCAACAAGTTCGGCCCGCACCTGGCGCAACTCATGAATGGCCTCGCAATGGCGCAAGGATCGGCCAAGGAGGCGGTTTCGACACTCGGGACGGGTTCGGATGCGTCCG